GAAGAATCTTCAAATGTCTTTCGATACTCTTGGCTCAGGGCTTTTGTTGTCTCAACAAAACCTTCGAAATCGCCATTGTTATAAATTACCAAATAAACGTTTTCATCAATACTTTTCATCTTTCTCTCCTTTATATGCCATGACAATGATGTCCCCTTTTTCATAGTTTGATAGTAGTTCAGGCCGCCAATGACCCTGTGTGTTTGCCCACAATATCAACATTTAATACCGGTGTCTAGTAATTTACTAAATATTTCAATATCCACCCGATGCCCCCTGCAAGCCCCTCAGAGACGTTCTGTATCGAACCCCCTAGAACGCCCCTTCTTACCCATTAAAACCTCACAGGGGCGCTTGTAGGAGCTTGTAGCGGTGACATTGATAATTACTCAACAGATGCCGATGTCGATAGGTCTCCATCCCGCACCAAGCTCTACAAAATCATCATTACCTAGATATTCCAAATCCTGAACTTGGCAGCAAGGGTAATCATCACCAGCTGCAAATATCACAATCTTCTTTTCAGGGTCTTGGAGTTTTAGCTTATCAATCAGTTCGCCAACTTTTAATGTTGGCCCTGTGTCGAGGGTGTATTCACCATCATCAGCCATCTTAATTGTCCTCCACGTTTACAATTTGTCCGAGGCCATTGCAGTCTATGCCATTTTCAATATCTTGTCGATATCCTGTTCCAATAACTTCGCCATCTTGATGATTTATCCATCCCGTGCCATCACAAGTAAAACATTTCCAAGAGGTAAAACCTTGAGAATCTGTTCAGTGTCAAGTATGTATTTTTCATTCCACGGTCCCGCCCTGTTAATTCTTGATACATTTCCTGTTCGATCATGTCGCGTAGCACCGCCGTTAGTGTCTCTTATGTTGAAGCCATATTATAGAAACTTCCCGTAGAGTGCAAGCTTATCTGGAAATTCTTTTAGGTACTCTTCAAGCGTCATATCGCCCTTTGCCATATTGTCATCTGCCCACATCGGAATGAGGTTGGACAGGGCGTTTATAACCGCTGGATCGGCCTCGCCATCTTTTATGTAACGTGACACGGGATAGGAATGGTCAATGTGCCACAGATGCTGGTTGTACCATGTCATGGATGGTTGGAAAAGGGCTTCTAGATGGGTTAGAAGGTCTTCACCATTGTACCCAAGGGCTTTGTAGGTTTTGGATGTCTTGGACATCTTGGTGGCTTTGAGGGTTCTTTGGAGCATGTTTCTGCACATCTCCTCCATGCGGAAGCCCTCATCATACTTTCGGCGGTTTTTCTTGTATTCGTTCCTCCGACCCTTATTCTCTTGGGAATATTCCCTGTGCCTTGCCGCGATAGCCTCCTTATTCTCTTGGAAATATTCCCTTTTGTATGCCGCGATAGCCTCCTTATTCTCTTGGGAATATTCCCTATTGTATGCCGCGATAGCCTCCTTATTCTCTTGGGAATATTCCTTTTTGTATGCCGCGATGGCTTCGGCATTTTCTCGGTAATACTTTATACCGTATTCTTTCTTACAAGCAACACAATTCCCATTCAAAGCCCTCTCACAAACATGGCCACTCTTCTTGCAGGGCTTACCCGTGAAGTACTTCTTCAACCCCCGCACAGTGGCATCTTTCCTCGATACAATTTTCCGTTCAATGCCCTCGTCATCTCCCATATCCCAAGATCTCCTTGTTGTGTGTATATCCCTCAAAACCTCCCATTTTAGGCGGACGCATTATCTAAGAGACTTTAAATTCTTATCAAGTGCCATCGTCAACAACCAAGAAATCATTATATTCTTCCTCAAAATGTTCTTCAATGAATCTGATAGCTAATTCAGAAGCTTTGACGTAATACCTCGCATAACGGGCACTAACATCCATCATCACCATTACCTCTCGGGTGTTGATATTGTTCATGGTTTGTAATATATTTAGCATCCTGTTCTGTGAAAGAGGGGTGTTACGATCCTTTTGATTGTAATGGTCAAGCCTACAAACACCCGCAATGATATCGTTTACACCACAGAAAGCGTCGGATACAAGACGCCCTTGCATCTCATCTATCACGGTATTTTCAATATTCTTACCGCGCTTGCTCTTGGTATCATTGTGCTTATACGCAACACGCTCCGTCCCGTGCTTTCCAAGGCTAGATTTCAGCGATGGCATATCTCCAACATCGTAGGTTCCTTTGGTGTGCATATTTATTTCCTCTTGGTGCTTGATAATTTCTATATTAGAATAGACTAGCACGTAAGACCTGTCAACGAGTATTTACTCAAATGTCTATATTATGAGGATACCTCAGCGGGTGAGGAGCAAAACCCCACCGAGGCCGCATGAGACGGCTTCTTTCATCTGGCATATCAAGTACGTGTATAGGATGTTAAAAATAGGGTGTTAGAAGGGGAAGTCGTCATACAGCAGTGTCCTCCTACAAGCTCCTGTAAGACCTTTAGAGGGTGTACCCAGTATGGTTGGGCATCTCAGTAGTACAGAAGCCCTCAGGAAGCCTTGTAGAGCGTTGTACAGCCATACACACCATCCTTGTCAGATACACACTCAATGAGAGGACACTGGTGAAAATAAACCGCTTGGCAGGTGTAGATCTCGGTGTATACTAGTTCTAAGACCTTCCTTATACAGTACTTTAAAAGCGCTTTAAAATTACCTTCTAAAAGACAAGTAATCTAATAGAATCTAATAGAATCTAATAGAATCTAATAGAATCTAATAGAATCTAATATAAGAAAGGTTTAGATAAAGAGCATTTCTACAAGTGCTTTACAAGAGACCTTTATAAAGGGATTACCCAATAACCCTGTAAAGCGCCTGTAGATTCTCCTGAGGATGGGAGGGGATCGTATGATCCTATAACCCTCCTACTTTATAAGACACCAAGACACTCTACACAACCTTTGCATCTGACCTTTATAAAGACCCTCCTCAATAACCTGCAAATTACTGTAGATTCTCCCAAGCACAACTGACCTTTGATTGTGTGACATAAGCGTAAGCGCCTACAAGCCTTTCTAAGACTTCAAACGCCATTACCCTGAGTCAATGTACTACTCATACCATCAAAGCTCTCACAGAGCCTCACAAGAGCTTCTAGAGGCATTCATAAGCACCTGTACAGGGTTCTCCTCTTTACATCCTCCCAAGAACACCAAACATCCTTGACATCATCCTTCCCACGAACAATACTGGGTATCCACACCACCGAAAGAAGGGCACTAACAATGGGCTATGATTCAGATATTGATTACATCAACTCACACAAAGACACCATAATATTACGAGCGGAGGAAATCTGTGAAGACGGTGCAGAAAACTTCTTGACAGACGAACAATGGTCACGCATAATTGAAGCTCATCTCGGGGACGTTAAGGATTTTCTAGAGCAAGAGGGTCTAGTTTACAAACATATCGTTGAGATTTTAACAATGGAAGAGGAAGAGTAAGAATGGGTTTTGACATCGTAATTGTAGCGCTTATTATTCTTGGAGCGGCATTTATAACGTATCGGATATTTAAGGATTAATAGTATGGATGATGAAAAAGAAGATTACGAATGGCTGTACACGAAACATTGGCACGTACCTTTTTGAAACAGGAGAATCAAAAGATGAACTTTTATGATGAAATTTACAAGATTTATGAAGAGCCGGAGCCGGAGCCGGAGCCGATTAAAGATTTCGCATGGCGTTTCAATTTCGGGGAGGAAGGGACAAGCCTCCTCAAGGAATTTGAAGGATTTCGTTCAGAGGCGTATTATGATATCGCAGGCGTCCTTACCATTGGCTATGGAGAGACAGAGGGCGTCAAGGAGGGTGATACAACGTCCGAGAAGGCGGCCTCAGAGCATCTTCAGAAGAGGGTTGATGATGTATACGCGGAAGCCGTTAGAAGGTGTGTAACCGTCCCTATTGACCAATGCATGTTTGATGCCATGACATCCCTTTCATATAATATTGGAGCTTATGGATTCAAGAGAAGCTCCGTTGTACGGCGACTCAATACATGGGATTATGAAGGCGCTGCGGATGCCTTCCTGATGTGGAACAAGGCGACAGTCGGGGGTAGAAAAATCGTTGTAAGGGGATTGACACGGCGTCGTGAAGCTGAGAGAATGCTGTTTATTAGGAATATGGTGTAATCACACAAAGGGTGGGTTGGAATGGATATTAGGAGAGCCTCTTTAATTATTCTCATGGTTTTGGCGGTGGCTGCGGGGTTTGCCATCGGCATTACATCGGATATTCCGAAAGATCGTATTGAAACAATCCAAAATGGGAAAGGGTGACACGATGCAGGAAGGAAGTTTTGTAGGGCATACCGCTTGCGTAGATTGCGACAGTTCAGACGGATTGGCGGTTTATCGAAAGGAGGATAGTGATGGGGTTATATTTGAGGATGGGTATTGCTTTGCTTGCGAAGGGTACTTCTCCCCAAAGAAGCTGGGGAGTGATTACGAATTCATTGACAACTCATCTACAGGGGTGAATGCAGACGTGGCAACAGTAGAGAGCATCAAAGAGTACGATACAAGGGGCGTCAAGGCGCGCCGCATCAAGAAGACCTTTTGTGAAATGTATGGCATGAAGGTTTCATACAATGAAGAAGACGGGAGTATTGACACATATTACAACCCCGTTCACAAAGAAGGGGAAATTACGGGATGGGAGGTTCGGGAGCTTCCGAAGACATTCCGAGCAATCGGCGATACGAAGAAGTGCGAACTATTTGGTCAGCATCTTTTCAGCGGGAGCGGGGAGTATGCGAACCGTGTCAGTAATAAGTTCCTCATTATCTGTGAAGGTAGGCTTGATACCATCGCAATGCAGCAGGCAATGGTAGAGAATGGAAACGGAAACTTCATAAACGCTGTTGTAGGACTTCCAAACGGTGCCAATGCCAAGTCCGTCAAGGTGAATTACAAGT